AAGTTTCAATATTAAAAATAACAACATCAGATGCAGATGAAATAGATAATGTAATATTGAAGGAGGCGTGTAATACTAATATGTTATATTGTCATCATGTATTATTTAATTTTTTATCGAATAAAAGTGTGTCATATTTATTTATAATAAAAGGAACTAAAATAAATAAAATTTTGACACAAATTCATAAAACAATAACTCCACAAATTTCAGATTTAGATGTGAAATTGAAAGAATTATATGTACATAATGAAAATATAATGAAATCATTGAATACATATGCACCAGAATCGACAACAAACAGTAAAATATCACAAATAGTAACAAAATTAGATGAAATTTGTAATAAACAAGTAGAATTAGAAGCATTAATAACTGATCAACAAAAAGTATTAACAAAAATAACAAATAAGTTATATCCACATGGGTCTAATATTGAAAAACTATGATATGATCAATGTCGCTATATATCAGTTGATAATGTGATACCTTTAAGTTATAATAGTAATAATAGTGATGTGATAAAGATAATAATAAATAGTAAAAAATTATGAATGGTATTTAGATATATATATATTGTAAATATACTGTATTTTAGATGTATATATGAAAATAAGTATTTTTATTAATAATTAATAATTAATAAATAAAAAGTAGATTAATTAAAAATATTTTTAATTTACATTATTAAATGTTCTGTTGTTGTGCAGCAGTAAAACAAAGACAAAATAATAATTTATTATCAAGAAATATGCAAAATACATTACATGACAGTATATTAGACAATGAATTGATCGCATTATTAAGTAAAATTAATATAGTAAATACGAAACTTACTTCAAAATACATACCAGCTCATATAAAATCTAAAACATATAATATACCTAATATAATAGCAGTTGGGTCTCAAAGTGTAGGTAAAAGTTCGTCATTAAATTCATTAATAGGAATACCATTATTACCTACAGGAGAGTCAATGGTTACACGGACACCAATTAATATACAAATCAAACAATCTATGAAACAAAAAACAATTAAAATATTAAAATATACAGATTATGATTGTAGTGTAGAATTTAGTGCGGTTATTGATGATAATTATGATTTCACACAATATTATCAACGCTTACGTGAACTAACAGACTTAATGGTACCACAACATGATGTATGCGACACACCAATTTATATAATGTATGAAGCACCTAATGTACAACCATTAAATATAGTAGATTTGCCAGGAATAATATTAACAAATAAATTTATGGATCAACCAGATGGATTAGTAGATCATATATATAAAATTATAGAAGCATATGTAAAAATACCAAATACATATGTGGCAGTATGTTTACAACCACATATAGATTTTGAAACAGATCCAGCATTATCTCATATAATAAAATTAAAAAAACAGTATAAATTTACGACAATAGGAATAATAACAAAGCCAGATTCAATAAATATAGATTTATTCAATGTTAAATGTGGCAAAATGATATCACAAACAAGTGGTAATTTAATGATGGATAAAGGATATTATGTATTAAATAATACCCTAACTAATACAGATGATAATTGGTATATTAATTATTTTGGAGAAGATTCATTTATAGTAAGAACAGGTAAATATGGGATTAATAATATTGGTTTGTTATTTAAATCATTATTATTGTCTGGAACAAAAGATAGTATTCAAGTTATTGAATCAAACATGATGGATATTAAAAATTTAATTACTGAAATGAAAGTCAATGATGGAAATGAATTAAAAACAAGTACTAAACGATTATTATATATAACTGATCATATTTTTATAGCAAATAGAATATTACATGATTCAATTAAATCAATAGGTAATATAAAAAATATAGGTCATGATATAAAAGTATGTATGGATACATTAAAAAAAGATTTAGATAATATGAATGAATTTTCATCAGCAAATTTAACAGATACAGAATTAAAAGAAATAATATTAGAATTTGATGGTTATAGGTCAAATTTTGGTAAAAATATGACTTTAGTATTAAATAAATGTTTAGCGAATGCAAATAGTAGGCCAATCCAAAAACTGAGAAAGATAATAGAATTACGTATTTCAGAAATAATAAGAATAATGAAAGAATTTATAATTTCAACATATAATGGCACATTAGATATATATCCTGAAAATCTTAATTACCATAAACTACAAATAAATAGATTTACACGTATTATTAATTTACTGACTGATTTATCAACTAAAATATTAGAATCATGTGTAAATAGAGCCCAAACAGCAATAAATGATCAATTAAATATAATAGAAAGTGAAACATGGTTATTATATGATGATATAGACATGATGTTAGGAGATATCCATACTCTAATAAGTAATACAGATAATGTGGATAAAAAGAAATTACGAGCAGATAAATTACATCAAATACAGCAAATTTATACAGATAAATTATTTAAATTTGAACCAGATAATATTGATGGATTAAAAAAACGACAAAAAGGTGGAAATTTACCAACTACTGGAAGACAAAAGGTTTATGATATTAATAAAGATAATGGGCCATTGGATTTAGTTATTACAAAATCAGCGGACTATACAACAACTATAAATAATGATGCTATTATTGATTTTTCATCTTCTACTAAACAAAATAAACTAAATAATTCTACTAATTCAGTACAAAAACATATAAATAATGATACTGATATAATGGTAGTCCAATCTGTACGTAAAGATAAACAAGTAAATGATGAAGATATTAATATTAATGATTATATTAAATTAACAAGAATAATATTAGAAGGAACTTATAAATATATAGTAGCACAAGTTAAACAATTAGCATTAAATAGTATAGCTAATAATATATTAAAATATATGGAAAATAAATATTTTATTGATATATGTAATAGATTATCTGAATGTGTTGATTATAATGATTTATTTTATAATAGTAATGAAGATAAAGAATGTGAATTATTATTAAATAATATTGGAAAAAATATAGATGATGTTATTAAAAATATACTATATATTAAAAATTTGAATTCAGTATAATTTATATTTTTGTAATTTATATTATATTATATATTATAATATAATATTATAATATATAATGTCTAGTCGGCTATATGCATATGATACAAATATTTCATCTAATATATATAATTGTAATTATACAAATGATATAACAAATGCAAAAAATAATTATTATAACAATCAAAAAAAAAATACATTAGATCCAAAAAATGGTAATATTATTACCAAATATACTCGTGATATTCTATCTTATACTCCTATAAATCATAATACTAAATATGAACATACTTCTAATAATTTTTGGAAAGATCTTGTTAACCGTAATACTATTGGATTAGTTGATAAAATGGATCCATCAAATATTACATCAATACCAATAGGTCCAGAAGTAGTAGATAAAGTGAAAGTGGATGATAGTAATAGTTTTGAGAAACAGTTTGAATTATGTACATTTACAAGTGATCAAAAACCACAATGTATAACAGTGGATAAACGTGCACCTATTTCTTTAACAACATATAATAGAGTATCAGATGAAGATTTTGTATTTGAAAATATGGTACCACATACTAAATCTAGAGATAAAATAATAAATGATTATAATTCAACACATGCATTAACTTTAGCTACTTTTACTGGACAAAAATTAAAACCTACAAAAACTGAAGTTGAATATATGTTTTCACAAGATGAATATAAAGATATGAATAAAAAATTAGTCTTTAATACTGATGATGTTCGAAATCGATATAATGATAGTGTTGGATTAAAACAAAATAATATACGACCATTTGAACCTGAACAAGTTGGTCCTGGTTTAGGTCTTAATTATAATGTACAAAGTTTAGGTGGATTTAGAGATACTGCACGTGTTATGCCTAGAGATACTGATGCATTACGCGCAGCTAATAATCCTAAATTATCTTATACTACAAATATTAATCAAGGCAGTAGAACGACTATTCCTACAAATCAACAACATATAGGTGAAGTTCGTAAATATAAACCTGAAAAATTTACTGAATATGGTGCTGATGTAATATGGGCTGGTAAAGCAGCTCATTTGGGACCATTGCCTACACATCATTTTGTATTAAAAGACACTAATAGAAAAGAATCTGCTATAGATCATGGATATACTAATGCTACAAATAAAGGTGGTATTTATCATCTTAATTTAGAAGGTAATGCAACATCAATGCATAAAACACAATTACATACAGAGGGAATACCAGTCAGAGCAGTTAAAGGAGGTATTAAAAGATATAATCAAGGTAATGATAGTAGTTATGTAAATTATATTACACAACGTAGTACTACTAATAATAGTGACCATGGATTTGTTAAAGGCGCTGAACATTTTAATACTGTCCATTATACTGATGATGCCAAACCTACTATTCGAGAAGACATTGCCACTCAATTAAATACTAATATAGGACGTGGTGGAACTTCTGGATACCATCAACAACATATCGATGAAGCAAAAGCTACTATTCGAGAAAATATTGCCACTCAATTAAATACTAATATAGGACATGGTGGAACTTCTGGATATCATCAACAATATACTGATGAAGCAAAAACAACTATTAGAGAAGATACAGCAACACAATTAAACACCAATATAGGACGTGGTGGAACTTCTGGATACCATCAACAACATATTGATGAAGCAAAAGCTACTATTCGAGAAAATATTGCTACTCAATTAAATACTAATATAGGACGTGGTGGAACTTCTGGATATCATCAACAATATACTGATGAAGCAAAAGCTACTATTCGAGAAAATATTGCTACACAATTAAATACTAATATAGGACGTGGTGGAACTTCTGGATATTACCAAGATCAAAAAGATGAAGCAAAAGCTACAATAAGAGAAAATATGTCTTCTCAATTAAATACTAATATAGGACGTGGTGGAGTATCAGGATATTATCAAGATCAAAAAGATGAAGCAAAGGCTACAATAAGAGAAACAACAGCGTCTAATTTAAATACTAATATAGGTAAAGGTGGAATATCAGGATATTATCAAGATCAAAAAGATGAAGCAAAAGCTACGATAAAAGAAACAACATCTACACATTTAAATTTAGGTGTTAATTCTAATGCATCAAAAGCATATTATCAAAATTTAAAAGATGAAGCACGATCAACAATAAGAGAAGATATATCAACACAATTAAACTCAAATGTAGGACCAACTGCTATAAATCGTGAAGCTATTTTTTATAAAAATACAGTAGAAACGTCTGATGGCCGTGAAATAGTAGCTAAACAAAGAATACCAACTACAAGAGGGGCATATAATGTTCCTAATAAACAATTTATAAATATAGAACTAAAAGATGATCCTAAATTTGATCCACTTATGATAAGAGATGGTACAAATAAATATGTATTAAGAGCAGATACAGAATATAATTTGAAAAAAAATAATACACAACAAACAATGCCAATATTTGATGCTAATTTTTTAAATATAATGAATGATACATTGGAAAATAATCCTATTGTTAATAATTTAATACATAAATCTACTCTAAATATAGATACATGTAATCCAGATAGAATTTTTGAATATAGTAATAATTCAAAATATAATTATTATAAAAATAAAACAATTAAAGATGTAATTGATAATTTATAAAATTTCATCATCATAATCAGGTAATACACTCTCAGAATCATAATCATCTTCTATTTCTTTTATATCATTATAAGTCAAAAGAAATTTCGGATTTTTATTAATAATATGATCTTTGTTTGTATTTAATATATCCATTATATAATTATACACAATACAAATATCATTTATAGATCTAGCACCAGTTAATTTAATAGATCCACTACTAAAAATCAATATTGTTGGATGTTTTATTTGTTTTTTTTTAGTATAATACGATATATTAAGATATTTAATATTAATTGCTTGATGTATATTAGATTCATATGATACTTTTAACATAATATCATTTCGCAATATATTAACTAATTTTATCATATCTAACATATAATTAATATCATATACTATATTAATCATATCTATATGGAAATCTACAATACTACATATATTAGTATTATTATGATCTTTAAATGTAATTAATTTTCCAATGTCAACTATTTTATTATTTATAATAATATAATAATTATATGATAATATAGTGATTATTTTATTTAATAATATATTAGCTTCTGATATATTTTTACAACCACTAATTTGATAAGAACCATTTTTAAATAATTTAATATTTAACATCCTGTCATTTGATATTTGCACCACTAACGTTGCTTGATTATCAAAATATTTATTTGTTAATACTTTTTTTGGCATATTTTTCAATGATCTATATATATTCATATATTTTATCGATAATATACATTTATCCGATAACTTTATATATCTCAACATATTCAATAAATTTATATTCACATTTAAACTACCTGAACATGATATTGTTGTTATTTTTGAATCAGATGGTATTAGTGATACATCAAATGATTTATATTCAATAACTGTATCATATATTATATTATTAATGTCTATACTATATGATTCTTTTATATTATTGTTTTTTTTATCTTTTATCATATATCGTGGTAATATATGTGTTGATTCATCTAAATTGTTATATATCATATATAATTATAGATTATAAACAATATATATAATCTATAATTAATGTATTCAATTTTTATTAATAAATTATTGAAATATAAATTAATAATAAATAATCAATATTATATATATATTAATATGGAACTTAATAATATATATGTAGGATATTTAGAATTATGTGTAGGCCCTATGTTTGCTGGTAAAACAACATATTTATTGGAATTAATAGATAATTTTAATAATTTGCAAATACCATTTACTGTTATAAAACCATCTATTGATAATAGATATAGTGATAATAAAATAACTTCTCATGACATGATATCATATAAATGTGAAACTATAAAAGATTTATCATATACAGATAATATGAAATTAACACATAATATATTAATAGAAGAAGGGCAATTCTTTAAAAATTTATATGAATATGTATTAAAATGGTTAGAACAAGGCAAATATATATATATTGCCTGTTTAAATGGTGATTATCTAATGAAACCTATCGGTGATATTTATAAATTATATTCAACGGCAAATAAAATAATACATAAATCAGCTAATTGCGAATGTGGCAAAGAAGCAAATTTTACAGCCAGAATTATTAAATCAGATAAACAAGAATTAATAGGAGGAGCAGATATATATAAGCCAGTATGTAGAAAATGTTATATTATTATTAATAATAATATAGAAACATAATTTATTTTATATTATATAATGGTCAAAATATTGTCATGGGATATTGGTATTAAAAATTTAGCATATGTTATTATTGATGAAATTAATAATATACGTAATATAATTAAATGGGATATCATTAATTTAATTCCAGATCAACCTAATTGTTATTATACTAAATGCAAAGCCATAACAACAAATATATGTACATTAGACAATAATAATATTTATTGGTGTGACAAACATAATGATATATATAAAACATTGATCACTCTTGCACAAGACACCAATAAAACAATATCAAAACAATTAAAATATAAAACTATTAATTGCAATACATTATCAACTGATGAAAAACGTTTACGTCTTATTAATAAATTAGATATTGTTATTTTACCTATTTTATTATTGCAAAATATTGATTACGTTTTAATTGAATTGCAACCAGTTAAGAAAAATCCATCTATGAAAGCATTAGCAGATACATTACAAGCATGGTTTATTATTCGTGGTATAGTTGATACAAATACTATAAAACAAATAAAATTAATAAATGCTTCTAGTAAATTAAAACAATACAAATCTATATTAGATGAATCATTACATAAAGCAATCGAAAATAATATAAATATAGATGATAATTCTAATAATAAATATACTATAACAAATAAATATACTATAACAAAAGCCACCAGTGTTGATGTTGTCAAAAAATATCTAAATGACAATAATTTATCTAATTGGATTTCTTATTTATCTTCTTTCAAAAAACAAGATGACCTATGTGATGCATTATTACAAGCATTCGCATGGTTAGATAGACCTTTAAAAAATAGATAATATTATAAATATTGATAATAAATAATAATTATGATATTTGTTTTAAGTAATCAATGATATCAATATGATTATAGTTATTAGCAATATTAATTATATCATCAGTAATATATTTAATTTTTACAGGAAGATTATGGTAATTGGATATATTTTTATCTAGGTGATTATCAAAAAAGTACATTATAATATCTAAAAAGCCATTAGCAGCTGCTGAAACAATACTATGAAGTAGTACTTTTTCATTTTTTTCTTCGAATAAATATTTAACAATATTCAAATGTCCATTTTTTATTGCATTATGCATTGTTATTTCTGTACATGTTCGTACTTTTTTATATAAAAATTCAATAATATTTAAATATCCTGTAGAAGCAGTATATTCAATAGCATCTATAATACATGAATTATTACATTTATTGGATAAATATTTGACAATATTAAATAAATTTTTTTCACAAGCCCATTTTAAAGAAAGTTTTATACATTTTTCTTTTTTAACATCTAAAAAATATGTTAAACAGCCTATATGACATCTTTTAATGGCATAACCTTGTGTTTTGCAACAATTTTTTGAATTAATACAACAATGTTTTCGTATTAATTTTTGTAAATCATAATTTACGTTAGTAATTATAGGATAACTTTTATAATCTTTGTTATATTTTTTAACAAAAATTTCACATACTACTATTTCAATAATTTCATTTAAATTATTTATTTGTAAATAATTTAAACAATCCAATACTCTTTCGAAATTATTTTCTATAAATGACAAATTATTTATTGTATCATTAATTATTTTATTTAACTGTATTTCATCCAATTTATATAAATTATATATTTCATTACAAAAAATTGTATGGAATTCTTTGTCATCATTATGTTCTAATTTAAATTTATTATATAAATTGCTAGATGTCATTATTTTTTGTTTTATTATTTCTTGTGTTGTTTGTGTTTGTGTTTGCATATTGTATATAATTAGTTAATAACTTTATATAGTAAGTTAAATATAAAGTTATTAATTCAATTTTTATTATTAATTGGATTATTATTTCTAGATAATACATATTCTGATGTATGACTTTTATTATATTTAGGTTTTGTAGTTGCATTACTATTATCCTCAAATATTTTATCTATAGAAATTACTGATAAATGCTGTATATATTGTTTTTTAAAAACTATAGAAGCATTCCTAAAATCATCTATATTCAATGGACCATTAAATATATATAACATTTCTTGTGGTGGTGCTGGCAATATTTGGTCATCTATTTTTTCATTTGCTAATGAAAAAATATTATTACGCATATGATATAATAATGATGTTCTATGAAGCATATTATAATCATTAAATGTCAAATTATGTGCTAATGCACAGTTAAATGAACAATAACAATTTATTATATAATATACTTTGTTTATATATGATTCTGGCAATCCTATAGGTAAAGTATTAAATTTATGCAAACACCATCTACAATATATATTATTTTCATATTCCCATAAATTTTGTCCATTATATATATTTTCTAATTTTATAGATGATTGTAATATTTTCTTATCAATATCTCTAAATAATAATTGATTCTTTATTGTTTTTAACTCTTTTAAACATACATCATATTCTTTACACCTTTCACATACATTATTTACATTATTTACATTGTATAGTGTATTAACTGTTTTATTAACTGGATTATCTATTATCACTATTTCATTCACATTTCCATCCAAATTTATATTTTTATCATCTATTATATCTTTTTTAGTTATTGGCAAATGCACTAATATACATTCTGATTCTTGCATATTTGTAAATTGCTCTTCATCAAATGGTTTATTTTCATATATTTTACATGTTGGTTTTCTACCACGTCTTTTAATTTCTTTTACTTTCTCTATTTGATCTAAATTATTTTCTGATTCATGTTTAATTAATAATTTTGGTTTTCTACCTCGCTTTTTTTGTATTATACATTCCATAAATATTCAATTACTATTAATAACTCCTTATATCAAATTTTCACTTTAATAATTTATATTATATTAATTCACGCTGTTTTGTTACTGACCTTATACAATTATTACTTTCTTTATTTTTATCATTAATATCACGTTCTAATGTCTCTGTTACTTCTATTCGTGAATCTTTTATTGTTGATATTTTTATATCATCACTACCATCTATATTATTTTTTAAATTTGTAGATACTATATTATGTTGTTGTCTTACTTTATCTATTATTGCATTAAAATTTGGTTTATTCATTGTTGTTCCTGCATTTATTTCTGGATTTGTTTTCCCTATAAATGGCGCACTTGCCAATGAATTTTGCATTACTCCAGAAAATTTATTGGTTGTCTGTTGCATTGGTAATCCATCAGTAGTTCCTTTGTTTGATAATCCTGTTGATATTTGTGTTTGTTGCATATTTTGTTTATTTTTTTCAGTTTGCATTTGTTTAAACATCATTAAATTTTGCTCATTCTGTAATTGTTCTGGTGTTTTACTTTCCGCAAATATTTTTTTCTGCATTGCACCATCTAATGATGACATTAATGTTGGATTATTTTTTATTATAGCATCTAATCCAGATACATTGGCTGCATTTTTGCTCATATGGAAAAATAAACCAGAAAAGAATATCATGCCTAATAATTTAATTTCAGGTTCTATTTTACGTTGTTTATCTTTGTGTTTTTCATATAATTGTTCAAAAACATCTTTATAATTATTTTTTGTTAATTTTATATGATTTCCCCAACCATTTAAATCAACATTTATTGGATCATATTTTTTATTTAAAAATTCAATCCCTTGTGCTATCCATGTTAAACTAGATAAACCAAATTCAACAGCATCTTTTGCATTTTGTTTATCTACTATATATTTTAACTCAGCTTTCATTTCCCAATAATCAGAATCAATCGTATAATGTTTCATTAACTTAATATTTTTCTCCCCTTCATAATGCTTCAACCTTGCAAATATTTCCAATCTTTTCCATAATTTTTTTTGATCATCCAATATATCATAATTATCATCATCTCTCATATAATTAGTTCCATTTATATTACCTGAATTATTTTGCTCATTATTTAATTTTTCATGATGTGTATTATGTGTATTATGTGTATCATGTGTATCATGATGTGTATTATGTGTATCATGATGTTTATTAGTATTATATTTATTATTTTTGTGATTTTCGCTATTAGTATTTAATGGAATATGTATATTGTTTTCTATAGTTGTTTTTTTATTTGTAGTTGATTTATTACTAGTTGAATTATCGCTTCTATGTTTATTACTAGATTTACTAGACGAACTAGAAACATCACTCATACCTGATGTCTTATCTTTTTTATTATTTTGTTTTTGTATATTTGTATTTTCATTCCATTTTACATTTGTTTCAGACGAATGTATAATATTAAATGCACTATCAATTGTGGATTCACTATCATTATTTATAATAATCGGTCTATTATTTTGTTGTATTTTCTCTGGATCTGCTAATAAACTGAAATGATAATTTGTACTACTTAATGTTTTTTTTTCAGTCATCGTTTATAAATATATGTTATATTGAAACATTTTTTAAATAAACAACGCAAAGTATTTTAAAATATATATTTATATATAGATATGAATTTATTAAAAAATAAATCAAAAATAGATATTTATAAAATACAAAAAAATATTATTATTATAGTACTTGTTATCACTATTATAACTTTATTATATCTTATAACATATAATGCACCTAAATATTATACTACCCCTGTATCTGTATTAAGTACAAATCTTATATAATAAAATATATTATGATATTATCTTTTTTGAGTAAATTTCTCTATATTATTTAATATATACATATTTGAAATTGCATTGTTCATTTCAGCTAAATGTGCAAATAATATCAATAATACTACTGACATAACTAATAATATTGACACTATATGTGAATTAACTTTATAACCAATATAATATGCCATTATAAATAATATAAATTGTATATAATTATTATATTGTATTGTATTGTATGTATTTTCATTTGCATTCGTCGAATCTATCATATACAATATAAATATACATATAAATATATATAATATTTCACTATTTATCATTATATATTAATATGATGATAAATTAAATTATTACCAATATAAATTATATTATTATTTATTATAGTATATATATGTATTGTAATTTAGATGAAGCATGGGGAAAACAATATACAAATAATATTAATGATCCAGAATACACTGAATTTTTAAAATATAAAAAGCAAAAACAATCATTGACTGATAAAGATACAAATTTGGAATTATTTGATATGAATGATAAAAAAAATAATGTTCAATTAAATACATACACTCTATCTGATAAAAACACTAATGATTATATTAATAATAAACAAATTAATATAGATAGTAAAGTAGATGAACAACTTTGTAAATGTGATAATATATTAAATCATATACATAATTGTCCTGAATGTTTAAAAAAAATATATATAAAATATTCTTGTTTTGGTAGAATAAATGATACATTCACTCTATTTTTTACAAATGAAACAAAAGAAAAACTAACTATTATATTATTAGGCATCCTTACATTATTAATGTTATGTTTGACTAAACTATAACTATTTCTTATCACTAAAATCCCATCTTATATATATTATATTATTTTCAAGTAAATATGCTGTTATATATGATTTTCCCTTTGTTTGTAATTTGTTTATTTGCCACTTACAACAATCTTCTACATCATATTGTGTATGACCAAATAATAGTGATGGTACTTGATATACCATGCTATTTTGAATATTTAATTTAACTATATTTTCTATTTCATTCCATATCTGTTTATGGATTTCTTTATATGGTTTTAATTTAAGTTTTTCCTGTTTTTTTCTTATTTTTATTAATTCTTCTATTGAACTCATTATAAAATTATTTATAAATTATATTTATGTAATAAATATAATTTATAACATAAATGAACAAAATTAATACTATTATATTAAGTGGTGGTGGCATTAAAGGTGGATCTTATATTGGTGTATTTAAAATTTTATTTAAATATATTGATAAACTACAAATAACTCACTACATTGGTACTAGTATAGGTGCCATTTTTGCTGTTTTATTAACTATTGGATATTCTATAGAAGAATTAGAAGCCATTTTTATCAATTATAATTTTAACAAATTTATACCTCCACTATGTATTGACAATCTATTATTCAATTATGGCATTACAGATGGTAATGATATATGTACATTTTTTAAAGAATTATTTGATATTAAAAACACCCCCATCACAACCACATTTAAAGAAATATATAATAAAACAAATATCAAACTAACTATAACTACCACTAATCTTACTTTACAACAAGTTGAATATTGGAATCATGAAGATTACCCTAATTATACTATTTACGATGCAATTATAGCAACTTCTAGAATTCCTATTTTTTTTATTCCATATTCTTATAATAATTCTTTATATATTGATGGAGCCATTGTTAACAATTTTCCATTTAATATTATTCCATTAGATTCTATTGAAAATTGTATAGGCATTTATTTAACTAATAAAAAACAACATAATAATATCACCCTACAAAATCAATGCAATCATATTATAAAATATATTACTCATATTTTAACTATTGCATATGAAAATACAACTAAATTAATGAATAATAATTACACTTCACATATTATATACATCGAACATAATTCTATCGATTCTGTTGATTTCGACTTAACTAAGGATAAACGTATTGATATGATTGAACAAGCAAAAATTACTACAGAATTATGGTGTAAATCATTCTTCCATTGATTTATTATCTATGTGTTTTATAGATTCATATGGTATTTGCCATAATTCTTCCATATATTTATCATTCTCTATAAATACGGTATTATAATTTGCTACTGAATACGTATTATTATATTCTACTAATTTAAATTCTTGTTTATCTTCTTTCTTTTCATTCAAACATTCTTTATTAAATTTCTCATTAAATTTCTCATTAAATTTCTCATTAAATTTCTCATTTAATCCTTCTATTCCTTGATCCTTTGTATTATTTTCTATAAATTCCTTTATCTGTTCATTTCTTTTATTTTCATACTCTAATACCGCTTTGTCTAAATCTATTTTATCATCATTATATGACCCTTGTTTAGCCATTTTTTTATTTATATCTGACACTAATTCATCGAATGTTTTATTTAATGTTGCTTCTTTTATATATTGCCGTATTTGTAATGTTTGTTGTTCTTTAGAAGCAGTTTTTAAATTTATAAATGTTTTAGTTGATATTAAACTTTCATAATATGCTAAATATAATTCATAATATTCCTTATTTGTTAATATTAAATATGAAGCTTGATTCAAATTAAATAAAAATATATATTCATTAACTAAATCACTTCCATTATTTTTATCTGGATGATATTTATGTAAATTTTTTTTATATTGCTGTTTTATTATATTTTGTATATCTTCTTTCATGATATAATTTAAATTAAAACTATTATCGTTGTCTATATCTATGCCCATAAATGATAATATATTAAAATTATTATCAACACAATATTGCGCTGTCAAGTATATTTTTTCATTATCCATTGTATTTTTCTTCATTTATTTATAATATAAATATATTAATGTTTTTTTAAATCTAACTTATTATAAATTAATATATGTCTCTTGATTTCACTAAAAATTTATTATTAATCGATTCTTTCTCCAACAAATTATATAGTGATGTATTAACTATACAAAAATCCCATAATTATGTTGATACATATATATCATTTGCTCCACTATTAATGCTTAATATTATGCGTTCTGGATTTTTATACAGATATAAACAAATTGTTAACTCATATATTATTAAAGATATTTTCTATGCATTCAAATCTTTAAATTTAACTAATAATACAAATATTGTTTTTGATATCAAACTTTTACTTGACCATGTAAAACCAAATATTAGCAATATATATAATAATGATTATATGCATTATTCCACCATCATGTTATTAAATCATGATTATGATAAACTCTTAAATGATACTGTTTATTTTGCTAGTAAAATTACTACTAATGGACTCAAAATATTATGTTTCATTGCTCTCACTCTGTTTCAATACTATGTCAAAATAAAATTTTCTGATAATTGGATTACAAAACTTAAAAATATATTAATGGATGGTGAACTTGATAAATATATACAAAAATATGTAAATCAAACAGAAAAAAAACAATTCATTGTTGCATTAATACAATATGAAAATCTAACCATTAATGAACATTTTTATAGTTATTTGCGTATTGATGAATTAGAACAATGTTTCATCACAAAAATTAAAGATTGTATAAATTATATACCTGGCACTGTTCCAGATCAATTATTTTTTATATCGTACGAATTCTTCAAAAATATCAAAAATCAAGAAAATATATTACAAGATATATGTTCCAATTATATTGATTCTATTCCTGTTGGCTTTTATACTTCTTTTTATTATTTTTCTAATAACAATAATGATTTATATAAATTTTTTATAAATGATCATGATAAAGAAATTAATGAATTGTCTTTTTATTTTTCTTTAATTATTTAATTATATTTATAAATTTTATAAAATATAATTTAATTATATTTATTTTTCATATATAATTTTCTAATTATAATTATATAAGTACCATGAGTACTACTAAAGCACTAAACGACGCCACCACAGCACTAAAAGACGCCGCCACCGATACCGATAGTGACAAACTACAACCTAACCAAGTTAGATCTATTGACATAAACATAAACATTCCGCCTAATGAAGAAGTGAAAAATATGTATACTGCAAATTATGAAATGCTGAAGGATGCGTATCCTGCAGAAGCCGTCAAATTCCACCGCTTATTTGCAGAGTTTGCAGAGGTGGGTTTTAATAAGGATACAGACACCGAACTTTTAAGAACAATTGTACCTTTAATTAACAACGAGCAGAAAACCCAGACAGTTCAAAAAAAATCTCTCACACTATATTTGCCATTCACTTCTGAAACAAATGTTTCAGAAGAAATAAGAATGACACTATATCAAAAATTTTTTGTAATCATATATAAAGAAAACATAGCACTAAATAATACAGTTAGTGGAAATAATATAATGATAATTGAAGGATCCGATACATTCAAATTTAATAATGGTAAATCAATTAAAATTGAATATCCTTCATCTAGGAACGTTTGTAAAAATAAACATGATCTGTGTGCCTATTATCTTCATGATATATTTGATGAGCAAGATGATAATAAAAAAATGGTACTGTTGCGCGAGTTTTTAAGTATATTAGAATGGGAAGTAAAAGATTCTAAATATACAGTTACATCAGACTATATAAAATCAAAGTTGGATGTAATGTATAGTGGATCTAATAACGCTAAAGATGATGCAATTAGGCAATTAATTCCTTTAATAAATACCATAAATAATTATAGGATTAAGCGCATCAGATCAATTAGAAGTCAACCATTCAATAATAGTAATCCACTATTCAAAAACATATATGATATCATAAATAAGATAACATATCACGACAATAATACACAAAATGATACACCAAAAGTTTCTCAACTAGAAACAGAAATAATGAGAATATACCTAAATAAAGAAGACCAGAAGGCAAATGAGCCTCTATCTGCAAGCGCGAGCCCGGCCTCACGGCCGGCTGGCCCTTCATCTGTCACGGAGAAAACGGGGGGATATATTGAAAAAAAACACACAAAATTAATGTCTATTCCTAATAGTGGATCTTTAAAAAAATGGTCTAATGGAATTTTAGCGGGGCTTAATGTAGCCCCACCATTTACAGTTTATGGTGGTGGTCCTTATGGATTGAATGTTGATTTTAAAAAATCAATAGCTAAAATGTGGGAGTATTATTCAGGATTGATAGATAGTTTAATGAATTTATTAGCAAATAAAGGCATGAAATTGTCTGATACTGCTAAATTAAAATTAGGGTCACTAATGACTACTGGTAAAGAAACATTTCGCGAATTAGAAAATTTGATGCCAGAAATAGAAAAAGCAATACGTGTAATACCAGAATATGCGAATGATAATAATACGAGGAGTTCTAAAGAAGATTTAGACCTAAATGAAATAAAAAAAATGAATGAAACATATAAAACTAAACTACCAGCATTAATAGACAAAGCAACAAATTTCGAGGAACATTCACTTAGAATGATACAGAAGATGATAGACAGTTTGAAAGGAAAGCAATAATCAATCTTTATTAATTATTATATAGTTTTTGATTATTTCTTTTCTAAATAATATTTTCTTGTAAGTTGTTTGTTAGTTAAATTTATTTTATATTTTATAATATAAAATAAATAAAATATAGATATATCTATTTTATATTTTTAGTAATTTTTTTTTTAATTTTTGATAATGTTATTGTTGGATTTATTATTATAGAAACTTTGTTTTTATAATTTTTCCTTTCTATATAACCAGTTCAAAATATCAATACATTTATGTAATGATGATTTACTACAATTAACTATATATTTATTGAATAAAACAAGTCTGGAAAAATTTAGAAGAGCTTATAAATTTATTGGAATGATAAAAGATGATAATACAATAATTATTGGTATAAATAATAGCGTTAAATGTCATTAAGCTCTTATGGGTGCAATTATATTTTTTTACTATTAAGTGTTCCATTTTTCAGTGAAAAAGCTATAATAAAATTGAATTATATAATGATTGAATTATAATATATTAAATAATATATAATGCAACATACTAACATAATTTTGCCTAATTTATATTTAAAAATAGAATCAAAAGATGAAGATATAATCAAATATTATAAAAATGCATGTGTATCATCTATAAATAATACGGCTAAATCGAATTCTGGATTTGATTTAATAATTTCACAAGATTATAATTTTGATATAACAAAACCATCTACAATTATATTAGATACAGGAATAAGTAGTGCAACAGAATATGGAGGATATGATTTAGTGCCAAGGTCATCAATATATAAGTATCCTATAAGATTAGCAAATTCAGTAGGAATAATAGATAATGGTTATAGAGGTATAATAGGTGCAGTAATAGATTTTAGACCAGAACTTATACAATCATTAAATATAAATAAAGATGAAAAAATATATACATTAAAAAAAGGAACAAAGTTATTTCAATTAGTACATGGAACTAGGTTGCCATTTATAGTATCAGAAGTAGATAAGCTATCAGAAAGTGAACGTGGAATATTAGGATTTGGGTCATCAGGAACAACTTAATTAGCAAAAGCTAAACCAGCTTGGCCATCAAAAATACGTAATATATTAATACATCGTCCATAAACACGAATTTTTGCTTGGTTATTATAATTAACATTTTTATCTACAGTAATGTTTATTTGAAAATCGTCAATTTTACTCAAATTAATAGATCCAGATGGTTGATATGATTCAGGATTTAATGCGAATGAATATAAATAAACACCAGGAATAGCTATATTGGTATGATGATAATAAGATTGTATATAATTATAATAATTGCTATGTCTATAAGATACACGTTCAGTACCATTTGTGTTAATATTTAATGATTTAATAATAGAAGCTGTTTTTTGATAATCAAGTAAAAAATTATCATGATCCATAATATTATTTTTAATTAAATAGTTCATTTGTGCACGTATAATAATTTCCTTACACGGATGGGAATAACCTAATACAATTTTTGTAGAATTATTATTTATTACTTTATCTGTATTATATAATAAAACATCTATTAAATATTCATGATTTTTTGTTATAAATTTTATCCTCTCATCTACATCTAAATATATATAATCAACCATTAAATATGCTTGTTTTATTGTCAAACTATTTGTCCAATTAAAATTTTTTAACTTATTAATATGTACAATTTCTGATGTATTTTTTTTTGGATAAACACAGTAATTATCATCATTAGAATATATTTTATAATTATCTTTTAATATATCTATACTATATGATAAATAAGGATTATCATTTAACTTAACATAAAATAATCTATTAATTGGATTACTATCAGAACTAGTTATAATATTATGAAATGCAATAAATTTTGCATAATTTTTAATTAAACCATTTTCCGAATTTTGATAAATAATATCCCCCTGTTTAAAATGAACCATATATTCATCTATATCTATATAATGTGTAGGTGCTAATAATAATAGATCATTGATAGATGCGAAATCAATATTAATTTGGACGTCAGTAAATTCTAATGCTATAATAGGTAGAGCAAAACCAGGATGATTACAAAACCAGAAATACAAAGGAATAGTTAGCTTGTAACTATCTTTTTCACATGTATAATCAGTTAATTCCGAAACATTACCTATCATTTTATCTAATCCTTTTTTATTATTATATGTACGTGATAATTCAGACCATATTGCTAAATAATCTCCATAATGCTTATCAATAACACGACTACCTATTGAGATTTCTACTTTTTTAATAATATGCCATCCAATATTTTTAACCCATGCACATAAATTTAAATTAGGATATTCGGAAGACTCTATGAATCTATTTATTTTAGGCAATTCAACAACTACATATGTTTTATGAATCAAATCAGCATTTTTACTCAATGTACATGTTATTTTTTTACCAAAATCAGGTTCTGTATTAAAATTTTGTATCATTGATTCTGATGAAAAATTTGTATGACGCTTATATACTTTCTTAAAAAACGTTATTTGTGGATCATAAATAAAATACATATCTTCATTGCCCCTTGCAACTAATTGTAATACACCAGCAGGCATTTAATATTAGTAAGTATATTTATTTATAATCAATAACTTAACTACTTATTATAATTTGATTATTTTATAATTAATTATATATATTAATTATAAAATTATTTAAAATACAGTTGCACCCATTCCACTAAATATTCTTAATATATTTTTACTTCTTGCTACAACTTTTATTCCTACATATTCGTTTTCTACAACTATATCATTATTTATATTACATATTAATTTTACATCTGTTATTTCTGAAAAATTTAAAGTTCCAGATGATTGTTGTTGCAAAGGATATAGTGCAAAAGAGTAAATATTTAATCCATTATCAATAGATTTTGTATATTTTTGATATGATTGTATTAAATGTGTATATTCTTCTGTATGATTTAATAATATTTTTTCATTAATTGTTATTTTACTTGAATCAAATATTTTTATTGGCGAAAATTCACTAAATGATTTATCCATAAAATCATATTTTTCATCATTTGATAACCACGACATATTTAAATTCATTTTATCTATTTCATTATCCATTGTACTATACTTCATTACAGTTCTATTCACTATTTTGTCTATAAAATCTTGATGCAGTTTATCTTGTAAATATAAATCTATTATATCTAGATTTTTTATATGTTCATTATATGATGATCTTGACAATGTATAATTAAAATATTCGTTCCTATTCAAATTACTACTAACTTGACCTAGCCAAAATATATCTTTAACACAATTATTAAACATTAAATCCACCTCTACATTTTCTGTCAATATATCTATCTTTTTTATGTATTTTACTGGTAAATATTGTATTTGATCTATTATGTATTCATGTCTATAACTTATAAATTTATCACGTTCTTCTGTATCCAAAAATATATAATCATTCATTAATTGTGTTTTTATATTAGATTTATTTATTGTTTTATTGTCATTTAAAAATATCACTTTAATATCATCTTCTATATCTAATAATTTATATATATTTTTTGTCCTTGCTTTTATCCATACTTTTGTATGTATCAAACTTATTAGAGGTAAATATAAACCTATATTATCAAACCACCAAGGCAACATTATATACATCGTAAAATTATCAATACTATTTGCCTGTTTAACTACTTCGTACTTATATCCAATGTTTTCTAAATATTTCTTTTCTTTCTGTTTTTTTACATGTGTTTGATAATATATATGTAAATAATCATCTGTAATTTTAAATATAGATTCATCACCTATATACATCTCTATATAATCAAATAAATAATGTCCCAAATATTTAATCCATGATCCACTAGCTAATTTTGGTTCATATGCACTATATGGATATGTTCCTATTTCTAATAATCTAAATCCTTGTGTTTTTTGTAATTGTTTTATATTATCTAGTTTATTATTATTTTCTGTCAATCTATTCAATATATTATTATATAAATCTATATTTTGCATCAATTTATTGCCATTTGATAAATTTGTTTTAACTAAATTATTTATATCAATACTTGTTTCAAAAGATTTATTATTCACAATATTATTCAATAAATCATCTATATAATCTGTTTTTAATAATGCACCGTTATATTCATTTTTATGTGTAATACTTGCAAAATTACCTATATAATCTATCATCTTTTCTGATATATTCTTATAACTATAAAATTGATCGATTAAATTATTTGCTTTTAAATAATAATTTGTATCAAAATCTGTATGTGTTAATACATTCATTACACCAATTTGTCCATATTGATCTGTCGCTATACCTGTCATAGAATCACTAACTTCAGTACATATTTTTATAGTAGCTAATCTAATAGAAAAATTGCTACTATTAGTAGATGATATTGTAAATGACACTGTTTGAGTAGAACTGGATATTGTATCAATATATAAAAATTTATCTGCAAAACGAATATATATTTTATCTAAATTAAATACAGGTGGAGGATCAGGATATATATATGCAGTACTAGTAGCTTTATGTACTATACGATATTGTATATTATTATATATAAATGTGCTATTTATAGTAAATGTTGTAGAACTTAATGATATAACTCCAATTCTGGTTTTTCCATATGAAATCGTAGGACCACTTGAACTAACTACTAAATTTAAAGAAGTAATTGTAGTTGCCGCCACATTATAAGATATGCCATTAATATTAATTACATTACCTGCCATACATTTATATAAATCCACTAAAGGTTCTATTATGGCATTTATTGTATTGCCTATTGGATTAGCATATGTATGTAATACTGCATGAGAAAAATTAAAATGATTAATTGATGATCCTGATATTTCTGGATTATAATTTGTTAAATAGTTAATATTAGAAATATCATTATAAATTATAGATTCAATATATTCAATAGATTTCCTTGTATTATTTGCAATAACTGTATGTTTATTTATTTTAGAATTTTGTATAAATTTGTCTAAATATCCTAGTTTTTCTATTGTTAAATACATCCCACTATTATTAGCATCTATAGTATAATCATTAATATTATATCTATAATTATTTGGCAAATTTATAGTTCTAACTAATCTACCATTCACTAAATATAATGTTGGATAATTTAAATATTTTTGTATATTTATTCCATCATTATAACTTAAATATGATTCAATATAATTAGCTTCTTCATTCATTATAGATGCAATAAGATAAGTAAAAATTAGTGTTTTGTCTGGCAATGTATTGAATAATTTAGAATCTTTTATAAATAATTCATACACATATTTATGTAGTTTTTGTTTATCATTTGTTATTATAGTAGGATTCTTCAATACTGTTTTCAATTCATTCAATATATTCTTTTTATTTACCAACATTATTTTTTTAACTCCATCTATAGAACCATGCCAATCTGAAATATTAAATATTTTTTTATTACGTTGCTCTTTTAAAAAAAATATTTGATTTTGGGTATAATTTTGTTCTTTGTATGATTGTTCTATAGTTTTAATTTTATCTGTCATATATATAAATGTATCCATAGTTGTTATGTTTACTATAATATATCTATTAATTATAAATGCTATATAATACACAAACATTGGAAATGTTAAATTTGATATTTTGTCAAAATATATAGCTTCTTCTATGTCCAATAATCCTATATTATATATAAATTCATCAACTTTTATATATATATTACTAATATTACTTATATTTATATAATCAATCATATTTTCATAATCAATATTTGTCCAACTTGTAATTACGCCTATATCATTAAAATAATATTGCAATAAAAATTTATATATTATAGTATCATCTTTGCCTATTTGTAGATTTAATATATTATTTGTATCTAAATTATCTGCTATATTCATATTATGTTCAATATAATATTTATTTTTATCAATACTATTATTTGAATCATTTATCAATGACAAAAAGAACCATAATAATAATCGTTGAAATTTCATTCTGAAATATCCTATACGTTCATTTATATTTATTATTACATTTTTTATATATAAAATATTTCCATTTAATATAGATGTCCAACTATCTTCTATATTTGGATATATATATTCGATATTTGTTGTATCATTATTTTTTTTACATATAATAGTTGTTTTATAATCTATATCATATAATTCATATTCACAACCATTTTGTTTAATACCATTTGTATATATATTTTTGTTAAATATCATTGTATTACGGAATGTTTCTATAAATAATCCTCGTGATATTTCATATTTTAATTTATCCAATATATATATATAAACCATATCTTGAGTATTTAACTTAGCTCTTATTGCATTAATTATTGTACCACTTGTAATATTATCGTATTTATTATTATATTCTAATATTTTATTGACTTCGTTTTTTATGTTTTCTATTTTTCTTTTAACTGTACATGATTTGTTATTATATATATTTGATATATTATATTGATATTGTATATCTGACGACAAATATGGATATAAATGATCATAATAAATATGATTATTAACTACTATTTTTGCTCCAGTAGCATTATAATTATTATTACATAAATCAAAAATAGGTAATGTATATTCATCATATGTATAACATTTTTGATCATTTGTTTGATTTACTATTTTTAATATTTCTTTAGTACATGTTTCATCATTAAATTCATCTATTATATATTTAATATTATATTCATTATATGCATCTTTTTCTAATTTATCGAATGGTATAGCTATATAATTATATAATAAATACGAACTATATAAATAGTTGTAATATGTTATATCATCTTTATTTAATGCTAAATTTACAGAAAAGCGATATAATATATTATCCATAGAATTTGTTATATTGTGTAATTGGAAAACATTATTAAATACAACTTGTAATAAATATATATCACTTATTTTATATGATGATTTTAAATTATTCAATATATATGTATAATATAGATCACGTGTAAATAATTTATTTGATTCAGTATTTAATGGATCTTCAACTATTGGATATACTGTTAGAGGATATAAAGTAAAATAATTTATTTTATTATTATTATCTTGCCAATTCCAATAAAACTTATTAATTTTTTTAGGATCTATTGAAGGAGTATTTGAAACAGTTATTTGTGTATTATAATTTTCATTATCAAATTCATTAAATTTATTAAATATACTATAACATATTGCATTACGAATATCTATTGATGAATATGCAGAATAATTAAATTTTGTAATATCTCCTTTATGTAATGCTTCTATACCTACATATATTCTATCATCTATATTACTTGGAAATATATAACTGCCATCTATAATAATATACATTTTATCATTTCTAAAATCAGTAATAGTGATAATTGGTGTTGGTGTTGGTGTTGGTGTTGGTGTTGGAGGAGGAGTATTAGTATATATATCATATGATACATTTTCAACACGTTTTATAATATAATTAGTTTCATCTATATATAATCCAATATAATCATTTTTCATAATATTACCCATTTTATTTAAATAAATTATTGTTTTATCAGATATATCCGTAGTATTTGAATTTATACGTCTAACTTTATCTATATTTTTTAAATAATCATCATATGCATTACAAATATCAACTCTATTTATTTTACCTATTTTTAATGCATTTTTGTTATTTATATAATATTGCAATAATTCAGTATTTGTTGTTTTATTTTCTAATAAATATGTATCTATTTTATTTATATTATAAAATCCATTAGATCCTTGCATTATATATGGATCATAAATGTGATTTGGCATTGTATTATCTATATTTACTATATTATTAATATTTACATCAAATTTAGATATAATATTATTATGTGTATTATAAATAGATAAACCAGCATTTTGATTTGCAATAATATTAGTTGCAAAGTTATTATATAAATCAATAGTATCTTGTTGGAAATATAATATGTCTTTGTAATCATAATTAGTAATTTGTTGATTAATAAATAACTTTAAATATTCATATATTATAGTATCTTGTATAGTTAAAATATTTATACTATTTATATTTGGTTTATTAGTGCTGGCTCTAAAATTAGAATTTTCCAAATATGTATTAGTAGTATCTATAATTATTGTTTTATTATGTAATAAAAAATTAATATTTGTTATACAATCATACAAAGATAATATAGATATTTGCAATTTATTCCATGAAACTAATATATAATATGGACTTACTAAATCATACATATTTTTAATAATATTTACATTTTTAACTAAATAAAATGCATAATCTAATGTATTTGTATCTAAATAATCATCAAATTGTGCAATATAATCTATTGTATTTCCACTAATATTTTCAGTTAATAGTATTAATTCGCGTATATAATCATATAAAAATGTTTGTATAGTAATTATTTCATTATATTCCAATTGATCATATAATATTTGCTTACTAGAGAAATTTGTTTTAATTGTTTTTTTAATATTATGTATAATAGTATCTTCATTATAATTATACATTTCATACATTGCCAATACATAATCTTTCATTACTTTTGATATATATATTTCAAAAATACCATCATTTATTGTTTTATATCCTATCATATTATTGAAACTATTCGATAATTTTAAATATAATGCTTGTTTATTTAATACTACATCATTCTGTAATCCTATATTATATGCATTATGTAATCCATTTTCATTATCTGTTTTTATTTTATTATCATTAGATATCAATATATCTCCATATCTTACAAATAAATAGTTCAATATGTATTCTATGTCTATATATACAATATTTCGTTCTGTAGTTGAATTAAATATAGGCAAATATAATCTATTCATTTTAGATACTATATAATTTACATAATCTAATAACATTACATTACCATTAAAATAATTCACTTTTGGATTATTACTCATATCTAACTGTCCATATTCTACATTTTGTAATGCAACATCATCATATATAGTTAGTGAATCACAATAACTATTATTAAATATATCAGCAAAATATATATTATTATTAAAAGTGATAGGTATACATCTAAATAATGTATTGTAATATAAATATAAATAATAGTTTCCAGATTGTAATTTTTTTTTAGCAGGAATATAGTCATCATTTATTTTTACATAGAAAACTTCACTATCTGCAACAATATTGGCCAATAGACCAATATTTAATGTAGGACATAAATATTTTGCTTCTATATAATGTTTATCAAAAATAATACTATCAAAAGTAACATTTACATTAAAATAATTATGTGCTGTAATTAATTTTGCAATTCCTACATTACTATTATTTAATGGTATTGTATTGTATATTTTCTTACAATTATATTGATTATAATAAGAACCTTTTATATAAGTAAATTCTGTTAGATCATAATATTCTACACCATTAATATTTAATTTAACATATCCATCTGTAGTATTTAGTGTATTATATGTGTCATTATATACATATAACTGATAATTTATAGATAGATTGCCTATATTATTATACGATACTGTAGGAGAAAACATAAAATATAATATATTTCCATTGATTGTTATCATATCTTTTATATTTTTATTAAAATATTGTTTATGACTATTTACACCATCATCTATTATTTGCATTATTTCCTGTTTTTTTGTATTAAATATATTTGAATAAGACGTTGTTGTATTTGTAGCATAATATTTTACAGTTGGATCGCTATTTGTAGATGGATGATCATATATGTATTGATATATTAATTCATCATTATTATATATTATATTACTACATTTAATTAAATCTCGTATATCTTTTTTATTATATGTTATTAATCCATCTATATATTCATCTAATTTATATTTAATTTTAGCAATATATAATCCAGGAAATTGATAAGTATTAAAATAATTTGCATTTAATGGATTTATATTTTGGTGTGATGGATCTAAATATGTATCAAATGAACCATCGTCTTTTTTATAATATATAACATAATTACATTTAGTATTAGATGGACTAGTTATTAAAGTAAAAGCAGATTTAACAATAGATGGTAATGGATTTGTAGTTATAAGATTATTATATGATGTATTTATATTTAATATTTGATATACATAATTAGGTGTAGTATTTATGGTATATAATATATAATAAGTCCCATTATAGCATATTGCATATACAATAAAACTATATATAGGCATATATATAGATGGATCAAATATATTATTAGGTAGGAAATCGTATGGCGTAGCCAACCATGGTGTAAAATTAGTAGTATCAGTAGAAAAAGTCATTGTACTAATATATTGTCCAATTATATTTTCATCATACATGCCATTATTATATTTAATATAATGAAAAATTGGATAATTGATACTTGGATTTTGTGTATATATTGGTGTAATTACATTATTAAGTTTATACATTTCATTTAATATTTTATATTTACTTGCATATAAACTATATAATTTAAATCTATCAATTTGATCTGCATTCTTTAAATCTAATATATACATATATATATTATAATATTCATCTAATATAAATGCAACTTTTGTATTTTCATATGTAGTTGTTGATCCTGTAGTTATCTTGTATTTATATATACTATGATTAACTGATTTTATTATGCCTATTGGTTTTGATATTATATTTGATACATTATCTAGTATAACATTAACTGGTATATTGCTATTTGTATTAGTATTATTACCTAACTGACCATTAGTATTATTACCAAATGTTTTAACAGTTCCATCTGACATCAATACTGCTGTATGATTACCTCCACATGAAATAGCTATTGCACCTGATGTTATATTAGATACATTAACTGGTATATTGCTATTTGTATTAGTATTATTACCTAACTGACCATTTAAATTTAAACCAAATGTTTTAACAGTTCCATTTGACATCAAAACTGCTGTGTGATTACCTCCACATGAAATAGCTATTGCACCTGATGTTATATTAGATACATTTACTGGT